TTACTTCTTGTAAAATAAATTTAACTTTCTTCTGGAAATCATGATCACTTGCAGAAGGGGAAGGATCATCAACTTCATCATAAGGATCAAAATAAGGTCTTACATTTTCAACATAGATCACAGTTGATCCTATACCAACCGACTTAATAATTGGTGAATAAGGATTGATTACAGGTTCGTAAATTTCCCTATCCTTACCTACACCCTTCTCATTAATAATCCTATCTTCCATCTGTCTACACCAAGCAATTGGTCTTTCTAGATTAGGATCTGCAACATTACCTGGTCCATAATATGGAGGTGTAGAAACACGATCAGTAGATTCTAAACTGAGAGGAACTCTAACATTTTCTGTTAACCAGAAATCTTGAGAAGGTAGATGTTTGATTTGTAAATTATCACCAGGTTTAACAGTTTCTATAATCATTCTCTCAACAACGTCTTGAGAACCAGTTCCTTTATAGAATAGAATTTCTATACTATCACCAACTTTAGGTGCTTCTGTAAATGTAAGAGTGCTACCACCTGGGAAGTTATACCCTTTACCAGGAACTTGAGGAACATCATTTACAAATACTAATAGAAGATCTTGTTCAATAATCTTAGATCCTTTCTCACCTCTAATTGTTAGAGTCTCACTATTACGAGTTAATGGGAAATCTTTTCTAGATCCAGTAATATATTTTTCAACATTATCTACTGTTTCAAATTCACCCATAGACCAACCAGTAAATTCATCATAGAAACATGGATCAAGTGTAAGTTGGAATTCCAGTAGCTCCTCCAATAGGAATTGTTAAAATTTCATCATTACCATAAGCAGATCCTGTATTAGTGATTCTAAAGCTTATTATACTTGATCCTTGACCAACTACAACATCAACCTTACCACCTGTTCCAACTCCAGTAACAGAATCAGAACTATAAGTTAAATCAATTCCTGCATATGGTAATGGATCATCAATAATAACTTTAAGAGGTCTTCTAACAACACCACCTCTGTTATAGAGATTGGTTTGTGTAGATATACCAGCATCAAAAGCAAAACTGGTTGTGTTTATAACACGAGTAATTGGTGTACTATCAACAGGGAAATTAGTAGGTAATTTAATTAATTGAGCAGTACCACCAGAAGTATACTGAAGTGCTGTATTACCTGCACCAACTTGAATTACAAAACGTTTTGTAGTTAGTACAGAACTAATTTTAGATCCAGTATAATATGGATCTGATGTTCTTGGATATGTAATATTGCTACTACCCTCAGTTATTGCTAATCCTGTTAATACGATATCCTCATTAGCAACAAAACCATGATTAGCGGAAGTAGTAACAGTTGCAACACCACTAGTAGCACTATAAACAAAATTGGTTATTGATTTAGGACTAGAAGATAGATTTGTGAATGCAATACCAGTTATATCTGCTTCTTCACCTACTGAGAATCCATGAGCACTGGATGTGGTAACTGTAGTTAATCCAGTAGCAGTATCGTATCCAACATTTGATACAAATAGAGGTATGTTAAAGACATATGGATTAGTAATAGCAATACCACTAATAAATCCACGTTCTGCAATAATAGCAGTACCAATTCCAATTACACTAGTTCCTGGTAATGTGGAAGTCTGAATAGCAACATTGCATACAGTCTGAATACCAATCCTATAACCAGAACCTGTATAACCAATACTTACGGACTCAATAGTACCTGCTGTAGAAACAACTGCAGTACCACCTGCTGCTACTAATGGTTGATAACCAAATCCTTCTGTAGAAGCAACAGAAACAATTGCACCACCTAAAGGAAGAGTTCCTACATTAGGATCTGAAGCAACAGAACTTCCTGTTCCTGTAAAGGTAATAGTAGTAATACCAGTAGTAGTTTGAGATAAATTATAATTACCACCTATATCAAGAGAACCAGGAATTTGGAATACGTCATTAATAAGAATAACTGCATTATCTGTGGTTAATCCAGAAACATTTCCTGCTCCAGATTTAAGAGTGAAATCTGCCTTTTGTCCAGTAAACTGATCGGAAAGACTATCAAACACATAGTTTCTATAATATGTTTCATAAGGAGTATCTGGAACACCAGATCTCATAAACATTCTTCCTTCAAAACTAGATCCAGTTGAAATACCAACCCAATCTCTTTCATCAGGTCTATTTGTTGTAGTGCTTAATGGAACATTACCACTTGGAGCAGCAACGAAGTTTATAGTATTATCAACAACATTGTAATTACCAATAACTTTAGTAACCACAGTAGAAGTGGTATATCCAGCAAGTGCTGTACCCATCCAAGGTCTTCTAACCTGTATTCTATTTGTCAGACCTATACCAACACCATCAACCCTCATTATCTCATCACCAATCTTAATTAAATCACCACCAAAGATTGATGTAATACCAGCAAGATTAATAAACTCATCAGTAGTGAAAACTTGTCCAGTCAAATGAGATGTGACTGCTGTAGAAACTATTGGAGACTGAATTATATTATCAATCGATACTAATAGTTTTGCATTTTGATTGTGACTAGTAAATCTATGAGAAGTACCTATACCAACACTTGTAAGATCTACAACGTCTGGAATAGTCTGAAGTGCTTTTGCAGGTGTCTCTGCAAGTTTAATAGTATCATCATCAATCTTAACAGCATATACTGTACCAGGAAGTTTATTGGTTGTACCAACTCCAACAAATCCACTAGTAGTAGCAATACCAACTGCCATTGTCTTACCAGCACCAGCATGGTTGTATGAAAGTTTTTCTCCTGTAACAAAGAAGTGGTTTGGTAGAACAATAACATCATCAGCAACTTTGACGATAGAACTATCTCCACCAAGGAATGATTTATCAAAAATATTATCAGTTCTATGCTTTAATTCAAATTGCCTCTTAACCGCACGGTCAGTTCCTTCATAATCACCAAATCCAGTTTCTATTGCACCATTATCAAAATCAATTGTATCTTTAGTGTCATCAGTAATTCTTAGTGTATTACTAAACACGTTTGTCTGAACATCAATACCTGCATTTGGTGTAAAGACGATAGACATAGTTCCAGCAGCTGAAACTCTACTTCCTATCGTTCCTAATCCAGCATTACCAGAATATATGTTACCAAACTCAACATCATAACTTTCCTGTGCTTCATCTTCAACATAATCGTTAATACAAAGGAATTCAGACATCTGATATGACTTATTAGTACAATCAGTAATCTGAACGAAGCAATAAGAAGCCTGATAATCAGTAGGGTACTCTGCTATAATATTTTCAATTGGAGAAGTTGTAGAACCAATACCAGTACATCTAGATTCAAGAATAGCATGTTTTAATTCTACTGTTGATATTCCACTATACTCAGAAGATGCCATTCCAACTAACATTGTATTAATAGCACCTGTTGTACCAATACCAACACCAGTGTTAGGGTAGAAATCAAGTTTTAATAAATCATCTTCAATATATCCACGATAAGTTCCCATACCAGTACGAGAAACATATCCTTCCGTTATATTCGTTGATAAACGACCATATTCCACTATATCAACAGTTGTTCCATCATGAATAATATTAAATTGATTATATTCAAATTCTTCAAAATTGATATCAGGATTAATTGATACCATTACATGAGCAGATCTATAAGTGCTTGCAATACCTACAATTGTTGTAGTTCCAATTCCAACTCCAATTGCAACACTTTCAGTATCTACAATAGAGGGTCCAATAACTGTGCTTCCAGTGCTTAATGCATTATCATCCAAATTAAAGGAAAGACTAGAAATAAAATAATCATTGACACTAAATTTTACAGGATACCATCTTAATTCACCTAAACTACCAGAAATTGCAAAATCAAAATCACCTTGATTATAAACAGTGTCTATTTTTCCATATTGATTAAGATAACCAAAGTTATTATCATGAATAATATCACATATTGTTAATTGCCTTTGAGCAGTAAATCTTTTGTCTTTTACATAGAGGAAATACTTTAATGCTCTTCTTTCTGCTAAAGTCCAAGAAGCAACTGTTGTAAATCTGGTGGATCTTGGATTACTATTGAATGTTCCACTAAAGTCATCAATTGAAACTACCCTGTTACCAATTGATTCATCATAATCTTTAAGAATCCTACTTGAGAATGTTATTTCTGTAGAAACAGTATCTTTACCAATTATCAAACCATTCTCTGATGCAAGGTCAAAATCTTCAACACAATTCATATCAACTATTGAGAATTGTTCTGCAACAATACCATAAGCTGATAATTCAGTTGACAAACCAACTTTTAAGGAATCTACATCATCTGGAGTAGATTCTAATTGATAATCACCAAATTTCTTAAATCCTATTGTATGATTCAATGTAGAAACAGGATCATTCCATACACCCAAATCAACTCTAGAACTTAATGAGTATGAAAGGTTCTGATAGTAATCACTATCTTGGAATCTCTGTAAAGTTCTATTAAAGAATCCAGATTCTGTCTCCCAACCACCTTCTATTCTAGCAGTAGCACCTAATGTAAGATACGCATCAAAAGATTTGATAGATGATGCAACTCCTTCAACTCCAGAAGCACTTCCAACAATAATATCACCAACTACAAAATCCTTCTGTGCAGAAATTCTAAGAATTCCTGTATTAGGACTCCAAGATTCAACTACTCCTGTAGTGCTACTTAATGTACCTGTAACTGTTTCTCCCTCAACATAGTCACTTGAATCTGTAAGATCAATCCTAAATGTTGGGAAATTTTTCTGAGAAACAATTCTTCCTGCAGAGTTAACAAAATCAAATTGGCCTGGTGTGAGTTCAGGTGCTAAATCTCCAAAGAAGTCAGTAAGATTATAAGTGATACTTCCAATACCACCATAATTTTCATGTATATTAGTTAAATTAAACAGTTTGTAATCATATTCAGCAGAATTGTATCCTCTTCCTGTTGATCCTACACCTACAGAGATACCTTCAATAAATACCAATTCTCCAACTGAGAATGGGAAGGTATCGGCAGTACTATATCCAACATTTAATTCAACTGTTACATCTTTACTGGTGGTATTAAATCCAATAGTGCTAATACCAACACCATTACTATTGTGTATGGGAACTACAGTAGGAGGTGCGTCATGCATACCAAATGTATTTTGTAAAATCTCTACATTTGGATTTCCTAATTCATAACGCAAATCAAGATCTAAAACTGGTTTACCAGTAAATCCATCAATTACAACCAAATCAGGATTGGCATTATATCCTCTACCAAAGGAAGTTACTCCAACCTTCTGTACAGATTTAAGAGCATCAAGCTGAATGATTTGAGGCATTGCAGCTGAAGGCATTAATGTTGGATCAGATGGGAAGTCATATCCAATATCTGAAAGTGTTACTGTTTTAATTTTACCTATAGAAGTACTAACACCAGAAATAATTGCATTAGTTCCTAAATCACTCTTAATAGTTGTAATTCCAGGAAGACTGTAATAATTTTCTCCTGGATTTTTTATCTCAAAATCACATATTTCTCCATATGCACTTGGACTATTGGTTTTATAATTTAAATCAGATAATGCACCATAAGATGCTCTTTCTGGAATCCTTGATAAAGTGTATGTAAATTGATTGGTAGCAGCAATGGTAATTCTTTGACCATCTTCTCCACCTTCATTATACAAACTTTCTAAAATTTCTACTTGACTTCCAGAAATAACATCTTGATCTACAGTAATTTCTTTCTTTACATCAGGAAGATTGCTATCATAAAGAGGTTCTAATCTATAGAATAATTCATGAGGAACTTCTTTTGTTACTTTTAAAGTAACACTAGCATTTGTTGTGATACCAGGAGCTCCACTTCTTACAATATTAAAGTCTTTTGTTAATGTGGAAGTATCCCAAATCTTAGTAAAGTTTTCATCCCTATAGAAAGTTAATTTAAATGCGGAATAAGTTGTTGCCTGATTTACATAAGATAATGATGAATCAGAAACATCAAATACAGCACTACAATCTTTATATAATTCTATTCGAGGATTTATTGGATTTATTATTCCTCCATCACCAGCACTAGTAATTCCAACTATTGGTGGTTTAGATTCAGTTGACTCATGATAAGTAGGAGATAATTTAAATGTATTATCATCAATTCTAACAATGTAATATATGTCATTATCCGTTAAACCACCAGGTACAGCAGATGCTACACCTACAGTATGAATAACTTTATCACCTGTCTTATATCCATGATTTGTTATAGTTAATTCATTAGTGGTTGTGTTTACACCTGATGATGCAAACGTTTTAGGATTGATTACTACATTTCTATTAAAATCATTATATTTCACTACAATTGAAGTGTCTATACCTGGACTAACATCCATAAAGACTCTTTGATCATTTAATAGACCATGAGTTGCTCCAGTAGAAACAGTAACCTTAGTTCTATTAATTTCACCCGTAATAACATTATAATTTGTCTTAAGACTATGATATACTCCAGTTCCTATTCCAGCAAAGAAGAACGTTGTAGAGTCCCTCTGTGTGCTTGCAATGCCCACAAAAGTACCCGTAGTACCTAAACCTACCCTACAAGTAGATAGACCAATTATGTCTCTATTAACTACTGCAGCAAAAAGAGTTTGTCCATTTATTAATGTTCTTTCTCCAACAGAACCAGCTTTACCATCCTCAAAAATTGTAATGCCTGTTCCATTACCAGGAGAGTAAGTTAACTTATCACCAGTTATTAAATTATGATTAGGAAGATACATTTCTTTGGTCTTCACATAAAGCATTGTTAGACCAACACCAGGATTGGAGAACCTTAGTGTACTACCTATACCTACACCAGATAGAGTGTTTATACCAACAGTTTCTTTAGGTTCAAAGTATATCTGTGTATTTTGTTTCCATTCATAACTAGAATTAATTCCAGCCTGAACAGATAATTTACGAGGTTGTTCGAGCAATATTGATGTAACAGTATGAGATACCCCTGTAACCCCATTGTAAGCACGTAGAACCCTTACTTTACCAAGATCAGGTTCAATGTTCAATACCTTAACTGTTTCGGTTCCTATGCCTAAAATATCATTAGGTCTTATAGCTGGGAATTTTAAATCACCTTGAACTCTAAAGTGAGTTACTATTCCTGTAGCACCATCAGTTCCAATAGCAACTGCAGTAGTTCCTAGACCAGTTACAACTAAACGATTAGAAGTTATACCTGCATTATATGTTCCTTCGATTCTAGATGAAGTTGTGGATAATCCAGTGACATTAATAATATCAGTATTCATCCAACCGATAGGTTCATCATTCACCAGAGTATAATAACCTTTTTGTGGACCTGGATAAACTTCCAATCCACTTATTGAACTTGTAGCAACACTAACACCAGTAACATCTTTACCTACAAGACGTGAAACTGAAGAAGCTGCCTTACCACCACTAGTTCCTTCATTATTGAATACTATACTATCACCAACCCTATAATTCTTTCCACCAGTTGTTATTCCAATACTCTCAACAACTCCTGGAGCAACTCCTTTAAGATCTATATGCTGCTTCAATTTATTGGGAAGAGGCATATATTGATATTGCTCATCACCTTCAATCAAATTATAAGGTGCAGTATTTCTATAGAAACTAGTATTCCATGTAGACTCTTCTTTAACATCAGCTAGAGTCATATCCTTTCT